AAAGATATGCTTATGACTGCTAAAGATAGAATGGGTATTGACGCTTTTTCTATGCCTCCAGAGCAATTACCTGAGAGCGACGAAGAGAAGGAGTTACATATGAATTTAAAATATAAGCCTTCTATTGAAATATCTGAGGAGTTAGCCTTGCAGTCAATATTTAATGAAAATAGATATGATGACACCACTAAAGAGAGAATGGGGTTAGATTCTGTTGATTTAGGAATGGTTGCTGCTAAACATAGGTTTGACCATAAAGATGGTATAAAATTAGAGTACGTTGACCCTGCTGATTTAATTTGGAGTTATACAGAAGACCCTTATTTCCAGGATGTATTCTATTGGGGAGAGTTTAAGAACACTAATATATCTGAAGTGTTTAAGGAGTTTCCTGAATTAGATAAAGCTCAGAGAGAAGAAATACAAAGTATCGCTGGCTCTTGGAATGATTATTATTCTTTAGATTCTAATTATAATAATGATAATTTAGATGGTAAAGTAGGTTTGCTTTATTTTGATTATCAGACAACTAGAGATAGAATATTTAAAAAGAAAAAAACAAAAAAAGGAGGTTCTAAAGCAATAGAGAGAGAAGATGATTTTACTTATAATGGTGGTGAGGATGTTGACTTTAAGAAGCTTACTAAAACTGATATAATTTGGTTTGAAGGAGTTATTGTGTTAGGTACTAATATTATATTGAAGTGGGAGTTATGTAAGAATATGGTTAAAGAAGATTCTAATTTAACAGGTTCTCAATTAGCAACTAAATCAAACTATGTTGCTTGCGCTCCTAAGCTATATAAAGGATATATAGATAGTTTAGTTAGTAAAATGATTCCTATTGCTGATGATGTTCAAATTTCATGGATGAAACTACAACAGATAAAACAAAGATTAGTTCCTGACGGTCAATATTTAGATGTTGATGGTTTGGCAGGGATAAATCTCGGTAACGGACAAAACTACACTGTAACAGATGCTTTAAATATGTATTTTCAAACAGGTACAGTTATAGGGAGAAGTTCTACTGTAGGAGGGGAATTTAATCACGCTAAAGTTCCTATTCAAGAAATTAGACACTCTTCTGGTCAAGATAAAATTAACTCTATATGGTTTTCTATTCAAAAATCATTAGATATGATTGCTAATATAACAGGTATAAATCAAGCTGTAGATGCATCTAACCCAGATAAAGATAGTTTAGTTGGTATTCAAAAATTAGCTGCTTATAATTCAAATGTAGCAACAAGACACGTTTTAAGGTCTGTTATGTATGTAACTAAAGAGTTAGCAAGATGCGCTTCTACTAGGTTATCTGATGTATTAAAGTATTCTGAACTTAAAGATGACTTTATAAGAAAGATAGGTAGAACTGCTGTAACTAATCTAGAAGAGATAGCTAAGTTACATTTATTTGATTTTGCTATTGATATTGAATTGCATCCTGATGAAGAAGAGAGAGCTAAATTGGAGGCTGATATTTCTTTAGAGATTCAACAAGGTAATTTAGGTGTTGAAGATAAGTATGAGATATTAGCTATAAAGAACATTAAGTTAGCCTCTAGTTATCTTGCTATAAAGAAGAAGAAAGTAATGAAAGAGAAGCAAGAACAAAAGATGCAAGAAATAGAAGCTCAGAAGCAAGCTAATATTGAAAGTTCAAATGCAGCATCTCAAGCTCAAATGCAGACTAAACAGATGGAGGGTCAAATTAAGTCGCAAATAGAGCAATCTAAGATTCAAGGTGAAATAGCTAAATTGCAAGAAGAAGCTAGACTTAAAGAGCATCTTATGGCTGTAGAATTTGATTATAACATGAAGTTAAAAGGAATAGAAGTTCAAGGTCAAAAAGATAAAGAAAAAGAAAAAGAAGATAGAAAAGACGAGAGAACGAAAATACAAGCATCTCAACAAAGTAAAATGATAGAGCAAAGAAATCAAGATGGAAGTGCTATAGAGTTTGAAAGTAATAATGATAGCTTAGATAGGTTTAGTTTAGGTAGTTTCGACCCTAGATAAATGTAATCTATTATTTCGTAATTTTGCATTGAATATATTTATAATTTTAATACAGTTGAAAAAATGAAGTTTACTTTACTAGATGGTAGTGAGGATAATGTAGAACAAAATCCAACCAACCAAGAAGAGAGTCAAGAGACTCAAGACGTTCATAATGATAATGAAGAAAATAATTCTGAGGAAAACCAAGAAGAATTAGAGGAAATTGAAGAGGTTGTTGATGGTAATGAATCTGAAGAAGAGTATGAGTATATAGATATTGACTCTGATGAAGATTTAATTAACTATGTGAAAGATAATCCTGAAATATTAAATCAACTTTCCCTTAAAGAGCAAAAAGAATTACCTGAAGACGTTAAGCGTTATTTAGAGTTTAAAGAAGAGACAAATGGTCGTTCTTATTCTGACTTCTTGCAATACCAACAAGATTTTTCTGAAATGGATTCTGAAGAAAAAGTTAAAAGGTATATTGCTGAAAATAATCCTACTTTTTCAAAAGAAGATGTAGAGGATGAATATAAAGAAAGATTTAGTTTTGATGAGGATTTAGATGATGAATCTGATATTAAAAAGAAGCAAAGAGAATTAAAGAAAATATCTGCTAGTGCTGATAAATATTTTGATGAAGCAAAAGAAAAGTGGGGTAAGCCATTAGGGTCTGATGAGACTAATATCCCTAAAGAGTATGTTGAATCAAAGAAAGCTTGGGATGAGTTCCAACAACAACAATCAGAAGTAGAAGAGGTTAATAAAGATAAGTCTAATTATTTTATGACTATGACTGAAGATATGTTTCACAATGAGTTCAAAGGTTTTGAATTTAAAGTAGGTGATGACGTTATTCAGCATGATGTAAATAATGTAGATGAAGTTTTAAAATCTCAAACCGACCTTAATTCATTTTTCAATAAATTCCTAGATTCAGATGGATATATTGAAGATGTAGAAGGTTATCACAAGGCAATCTATGTTCTACAGAATTATGAGTCAATCTTAGAAAATGTGTATAATAGTGCTATAGCTAATCACATTGAAAAAGATGCAGAGACTTCTAAGAATATAGACATGGGTAGGTCTAGAAAGTCTCCTGAGACTATAAAATCAGGACTTAAAATGAAAATTATAAATTAAAAAAACTTTTTAGAAAATGGCATTAAATGCAGTTCCAGGAGTAAAATTAACTCCTACAGCAACAAAAGAAGTTTTGTCTACTAATTACTTAGAGGCAGGTGACTTCGATTTTACTAACCAGTACTTACCAGAGTTATACGACAAAGAGTTTGCTCGTTACGGTCAACAATCTATTAAAGGATTCCTTGAAAGAATGGGTCAGGAGGTTTCTATGCAATCTGACTTAATCAAGTGGTCTGAAGAAGGTCGTTTAAGACCAGTAGGTGAGGGTGTTACTAGAGCAGCTAACGTATTTACTTTAGCAGGACATACTTTCCGTAATAACGATACAGTTATTATTGGAGATGCTACTGCAATTGAAAAAGGTATTGTTACAGCTAATGACGCTACTACTTTCACTGTAGCTCCAGCTAATGCAGCAGGATGGACTATTGGTACAACTGGTTTAAAATTATTTACTTACTCTAATGAGTATGGAAAAGGTACTAACGGAAGAGATGAATCTTTAGAAGCTCAACCAGACATCTTCGAGAACAACCCAATCATCATTAAAGACAAGGATACTGTTAACGGTTCTGATATGGCTCAAATCGGATGGATTCAAGTTGAAGGTGAAAATGGAATGGGGTATTTATGGTATTTAAAATCTCGTTCTCAAACTCGTATGCGTTTTGATGATTATATCGAAATGGGTATGGTTGAAGGTGTTTCTTTTGAAGCTGGTTCAGATGCTAAGACTGCTGGATACAATGGTACAGAAGGTTTCTTTGAAGCTGTTGAGCAAGGAAATATTTTCGATGGTGAGATTACTACTTTAGATGATATTGATGAAGTATTAGACCGTTTAAATAAGCAGGGAGCTATCTCTGAGTATATGATGTATAACAAATTTTCTCAAGATAGAGCAATTGATAAGTTATTAGCTTCTCAAAACTCTTACGGAGCTGGAGGTACTTCTTACGGAGCTTTCAATAACGATGAGAAGATGGCGTTAAACTTAGGATTCTACGGATTCAAAGTAGCAGGTTACGAAATCTACAAGAATCAATGGAAATATTTAGATGACCCAACTGCTAGAGGTTTATTTGAAGGTTTAGCTACTGTAAACGGAGTTTTATGTCCTTCAGGAACTAAGACTGTTTATGATAATGTATTAGGAAGTAGAGCTACTTTACCTTTCTTACACGTTAAATATCGTAAGTCAGCTACAGAAGACAGACGTTATAAAGTATGGCAAACAGGTTCAGCAGGTGGAGCTAACACTTCTGACTTAGATGCTAACGAGTTACAATTGTTAACTGAGCGTGCTTTATGTACTATGGGAAGAAACAACTTCGTAATGATAAAAGGATAGGTAAAATCCTATAATAAGTATATTAAAGAGGGTTTTTTACGACCCTCTTTTTTGTATCTTTGCATTAATAATTAAATTTAAATTAAAATGAAAACAGAATCAATTGACAGGTTATTTATCCTGAAAAAAGACAATCCTCCTTTACAATACATTTTAAGGAATCGTCACAAGAAAAACTCACCATTACTTTACTACGACAAAGAAAACAATAAACAACGTGCTTTACGTTATGCTACTAATCATAGTTCTCCTTTCCAAGATGAGCAAGATGGAGAAGTTGTTTTAGGTAGTATTGTTTTTAAGAATGGTAAATTGGAAGTTTCAGCTTCAGAGCCAACATTACAAGAGTTTCTTATGATTCATCCATTAAGAAACATTACTTTTGAGTTGTTTGAGCCAGAGAAGCAAGCAGAAAGAGAATTAGATGCTTTAGAAATAGAAGCAGAAGCTATTGCAAAAGTATTTGAAATGGAGGCTGATGAATTGGAGAGTATCGCTTTAGCTATCCCTAGTATTGGAGAAAAAGCACTAACAGAAAAAACATCTGTTGTTAAGAGGGATGTTATGATTTTTGCTAAAACAGAACCTAAAGCATTCTTGTCTTTATTATCTGATGATTTAACAGCTTTAAAAGGATTAGGTATTAGAGCTGTAGATGCAGGATTATTAAGTATTAAGAACGAAGCGTTTTACAATAATGATACAATAATTTGTAAAATTCCTTTTGATGAAACAGATTCATATAGAACATTAGCTAGATATATGAAAACTAAGAATGGTCAAAAGCTTCAAGAGTTTTTAAATAGTAAATTAAAATAATTTTTTGTATATTTACATTGGATTAGAGTGTAAGTAACTTCCATGTTATTTAGTTAAGCCTTTAGACTGCAATCTAGAGGCTTTTTTTGTACACTAATATCACCCCTATTTTTTGATTATCTTTGCATATACATTAATTTTTCCATAATATTATGATAAATAACGTAAGAAATACGGTGTTATTCATGCTTAACAAAGAGAATAGAGGGTATATATCTCCCTCTGAGTTCAATCAATTTGCAGACTTAGCACAGATGAATATATTTGAAGATGATTTTCATGCGTACTCAAAAGCTATAGTTAAAGAAAATTCTAGATTATATAATAGTGACTACTCTAATTTACCTAGACATTTAAGGGAGAGATTAGATGTTTTTTCTAGTACAACTAATTTATCTTATAACTCTTTAGAAGAAGAATGGAGTACTTCAGAGGGTGATTTTTACAGATTATTAAACATTACATATCAAGGTAACGATGTAGAAGAGGTTTCTAAATTAGAGATTAATAGAGTGTTAAAAAACAATCTTATAGCTCCATCTAAAGAATACCCTATTTATATAAAGATTGGTGATAAGTTTAAGATATACCCAGATGTATCTGATGATACAGTAGAAGCTTTGTATATTAGAAGACCTAAATCTCCTAAATGGACTTATACAGATGTAGCAGGGAATCCATTATTCAATCCATCTGCATTGGATTATCAAGACTTTGAGTTACACCCTTCTTGTGAGATGGAATTAATAATTAAGATACTTTCTTATTGTGGAATAAGTATTAGAGAAGACGAGGTTGTTCAAGCAACTCAGAATCTAGATACAATGGAAAAACAGAATCAAGGACTTTAAAATATATATAAATGAGTAATATTATTAATCCACCTATAGATTACTATGATAACGAGAGTAATTGGGGAAATTATCAATATATATCTTTATCTGATTTAGTAAATAACTTTATAACAAACCAAGTAGGTAATGATAAGTTATTGAACAATATAAAGAGGTATAATGTGATATATCATATGAAAAGAGGTATTCAAGAATTTACTTTTGATGCTTTAAAAGAGATTAAGACACTAGAGTTGGAGCTTAATGATAATTTACAGATACCACTACCGCATGATTATGTGTCTTATGTAAGAATATCTTGGGTAGATAAAAATGGTAAATTACATCCAATGTCTACTAATCCTAACTCTAAGTTATCTAAGGCTTATTTGCAAGATAATGAGTATAACATTCTATTTGATGAAGATGGGTATCCATTAGAAGCTAATGAAAGTGAAATGCAGAAGAATTACAGAAATTATGATTTTATTGGAAATATAGATAATGATTGTAATGATGAGTGTGGAATATATACTAACTCTGATTTTAGATATGGAGCAGACCCAACAAGAAATGGAAATGGATATTTTACTATAGATAAAAGGAAGGGAGTAGTTGCGTTTAGTTCTAATGTTGGTGGTGAGTTAATAGTTTTAGAATATGTATCTGATGGATTAGAATACGAATCAGACCAAGTAATGATACATAAATTTGCTGAGAAGGCTTTATACGACTATGTAAAACTAGAGTTATTAAGAAATAAGTATGGTGTGCAAGAGTACATTATAAATAGAACAAAGAGAGATTACGATACGTCTTTTAGAAATGCTAATATTAGACTTCAAGAAATAAGACTTAATGAACTTATGTTTCATATTAGGGGTCGTAAAAAATGGATAAAGTAGTATGAAAATACAAAATAACTTTTTAAAATCAACAGTAAATAAGGATTATGATGAAAGGCTAACTCCTAACGGACAGTTGGTTGATGCTCAGAATTTCTTTGTTAGTTCTGAGGATGGTTCTGGAGCTGGAGTTGGTAAGAATGTTTTAGGTAATGTTCAAAAAACAACACTAGGTATTGTTGGAGGAGAGACTATTGGTAGTATTGCTGATGGCTCTAGAGATAGGATATTTTATTTTCATAAGGGGGATAACTTTGATTATGTAATAGAGTATGTTTTACCTACAGATACAGCAACAATTGTACTACAAAGTACTTCTGGTGGTATTCTTAACTTTAATTTAAATAATAGAATAACTCATATAGATATATTCGAGAGTGATGAAGATTCTTATTTATTATCATGGACTGACGGCTTAAACCCTCCTAGAGTAATAAATATAGATAGAGCTAAAACTTATGGTGTAGATGGGTTTACAAGTGCTGAAATATCTGTAATAAAAGCTCCACCATTAATTAATTTAGTTTCAACTCCTAAACAAACTACGCAACCTACTGGTAGTAACTTTATGGAGGATAGGTTTCTATCTTTTGCTTATAGATATAAGTATAATGATGGTTATTTTTCAGCAATATCTTCTTTTACTGAACCTATATTTGTTCCAAGTAATTTTGAACTTGACAGAAATACTGGTGACAATAATGGCATGATTAACTCTGCTAATGCTGTTGATTTAGAATTTAATGTTGGAAGTAGAGATGTTATTGGTGTAGATTTATTATTCAAAGAAACAAATTCATCTACAGTTTATGTTATAGAGAAGTTTAATAAAAGTGATGAAGGGTGGGCTGATAATTCATCTCAAACTTTTGAGTTTAATAATAGTAAGATATATTTGCCATTACCTGAGAGTCAGTACTTTAGAAACTTTGATAACGTACCATTGACAGCTAATGCACAGGCTAAAACAGGAAATAGACTTACTTATGGTGACTATGTAGAAGGTAGAGATATTGATGAAGCTATGGATTTCTCTGTTACTTTTGAAGGCGAAGATGTAGCTTCTTTAACATATGACACAACAATAGAGAACGGTAACTACACACCTAGAACATTCTCTAATATTATAGATTGGGAGAGTAAGACGATAAATAGTGGTACAGATAATACTAATTTAGATTTAGCTACTAATGTTATGACAATGACGATGGCTATAAACTCTACATTAGATTTTACTATAGATGTAACGCTTAATTCTACTGACCCTTCTGATACAGCTAAAGTTATTATAACTGATTTTGGTTCTCAGATTGCATCTAGTTCTGTTTTTGATACAAGTATATCTTTTGCTTATCAAATAGATAATACATCAGGAGGAGCAACTAAAGATGTAGAACTTAGGTTTTATGTGCAAAAAGAAAGTGGTGATGTGATTTATGATTGCACTATGAATGTAGATTATCAGATTGCTGCTGTCACTGATTATGATTTTGATTATGATGCTGAATACCAAGAGTCTTACTTATTAAATGGAACTCCAGCATTATCAGGTAACATAATGAACAAAGGTCAGTTTGATGTTGATTTTACAGATTTTGACTTTAGTGAAGGTAATTTCTTGTTTATAGACTACGAAGCTCGTTCTAATTTAAATGAAGATGCTTCTAATATATTTGCAGGATTATTTTACATCATTCCAGAAGATTATACTGATTTAACAGATTTTTTCACTAATTCTGACTTTCAGGACTTTATGGAAAATGAAAGTAGGACAGATGGTCATTCTAAATATTTTAGAGATAATTATATAGGAGCAAATGGTACTGTCGATGAATTTCAAGGTTTTAGAGTTAGTCAAGTAGGTAATACATTAAAATTCTTGTTGCCATACACTAGATTTGAAGTTACTGATGCTTTGGGTACTTATGATGTGGAGGAGCTTTATAGACTTATTATAGCTGAAGCATATGCATCTTTTCCTGGGGCTTTCTCTAGTATGCATAGTAATAGAGATTATGAAGTTGCTATGATTTATATGGATGAGCAAGGTAGGAAAACAACAGCTCTAACAAGTAAAAACAATACCGTTTACATACCTAATAGTAATAGTATTACTCAGAATAAATTAAAAGTAACGGTAAATCACAATCCTCCTGATTGGGCTAGTAAATATAAGTTTGCTATAAAACAAACGAAAGGTAATTATGAGACTGTTTATGGAACAGTATTTTATGTAGATGGAAGTTTTATATGGTTTAAAATTATAGGAGGTATTAAGAATAAAATAAACGAAGGAGATTCTTTAATAGTTAAGAGAGATTCTGATGGAGTTGTAGAAGGAGATAATGTTGTTATAACAAAAGTTTTAGCTGTAGAAGATAAACCTAGTGACTTTATTGATGGTAATAATGACGAATCAGGTACACCTATTACAGAAGAAGAAGGAACATACGTTAAGATTTTACCTAGAGACTTTACAGTTAATTACGACCCTGAGTCTTTTATAAATACCAGAGATATTAGTGCTACTAGCACAGATAGACCTTTCTCTGAAGTTGGTATATCAGTTTGGGAGGTTGATACAACTGGTACTGCTTATGTTCCCCCATCTGTTCCTGATGAGATAGTTAAGTTTGACCCAATAACAGGTGTTTACACTGTCAAAAGAGCTTTAGTTACAAAAGGATTATCTACTTACGATAAAGAAAATGATACTATAGTTCACACTGAAATACCTAGTGGCTCTTCTGTTAGGTTATTATTAAGGTCTGTTAGGCAGAATAGATTGGCTGCTGTGCATGAAAAAGTGTATTATGCTAGTACAGATTATGATAATTTTGAAGATTTCTTCAATGTAGAGATACAGCCAAATATACCTTTAGATACTAATGTGGTAGGAGAAGAATATTCTAATGTATCTATAGTAAGGGGGTACGCTTATTATAGAGACACAATTGATGATTTCGTTTACCCTGAAGGAAATAGAGATTTTGTAGAAGACCCAACTGGTTATATATTCCTTAAAGCCGAAGGTGTTTATGCTGGTAATGGTAGTGTTGGTGGTAGGAAAGGTAGGTTATCTGCTTTTGTTGATGTTAGAATATCTAATAATTTCTTAGTATTTGAGACAGAACCAGAGGAGCAAATTGAGTCGCCTTTTTATGAAACTCCTGAGACTTATAGTATTAGTGGAGGAACTCATGAATTTACAGACCATCTACTAAGTAAGGCTTATAATTGTTTTTCTTTTGGTAATGGAGTTGAAAGTTATCAAGTTAGAGATAGGTTTAATGAGAAGAATGTTACATTAAACGCAATACCAACTAGTGTTAGTGAAGATGAGTATAAACAAATTAATAGGTATGCTGATTTAACTTATAGTGGTATTTATCAGCCAAGTACTAATGTAAACTCATTAAACGAATTTAATCTATCTCAAGCCAACTTCAAGGATGATATTGAGAAGAGGTATGGTAAAATAATAAAACTATTTCCAACTGAAACTGATTTATTAGTTATACAGGAAGATAAATGGAGTAAAGTGTTATATGGTAAAGATTTGTTATATAATACAGATGCTACAACTAACTTATCTAGGATTGCTGAAGTATTAGGTCAACAAGTAATGTATGGTGGTGAATATGGTATATCAACTCACCCTGAGTCTTTTGATAAATACTCTTTTAATTCTTATGCTACAGATGTAAATAGAGGTGTAGTAATGAGGCTTAATAATTCTAATGGACTATCTGAAATATCTCAATTCAATATGGTTGATTATTTTAAAGAGTTATTTAGAAATAACACTATAGATAACATTATAGGGGAGTATGATGCTTTTTATGATGTATATATATTAAATATAAAATATACAACCCCATCACTAGACAGTGAATATGTTACTTGGTTGTTTAGTGATAAAGATAAAGGTTTCTTAACAACCACTACATTTAATCCTGATGATATGGTTAGATTGAATAATGAATTTATATCATTTAAAAACGGAGATGTTTATTTACATAACAGAGGGGCATATAATACTTTTTATGGAGTTAGAGAGCCTAGTAAGTTTTCATTCAATTTTAGTCAAGAGCCTAGTATGAGAAAGCTGTTTAGAAATATATCTATAGAGGGTATTGATTCATGGGATATAGATTTAAAGACAGACTTACAAAACGGATTCATTAATAAGATTGATTTTGATAAGAAAGAAGGGGTGTGGTATGCTTATGTAAGAGGTGAAGAAAATGCAGTAGACCTATCAACTTTATCTATGCAAGGAGTTGGTCAGATAAGTGAAATCAATGGTAATATACTTAGTTTCACTAGTGATGTTCCTAATATAGTTAGTGTTGGGGATAAAATCTATAATACGTCTATAACAGAAATTGGAACTATTACAGATAAAACTAATTCAACTATTACAATGGATACTGTAGTGGGATTAAGTGTTAATGATTTTGTAATATCATCAAAACCACAATCTATAGAAACAAGTGGATTATTAGGTTATTACATGAGAGTTGATGCTGAATTAGATACAGAGAATTACACTGAAGTTTACGCTGTAAACAGTGAAGTATCAAAGAGCTATGAATAATTCGTATATTTGCGTATGCGGTTATTTTTTATATATTAAATTAATAACAGTAAAAGAAATTATAAAAATATGTTTGGAGCAGCAATAGCAGGTATAGGCTTACTTTCAAGTGGAATACAAGCTCTCTCAGGAGCTAGTCAAAAGAGCGCAGCGAAAAAAGCTTTAGCTGGATATAAGAGACAAGATTTAGACAACGTATATAAAGACGTTCAGGTATCTACTAGAGGTGCTGATTTACAAAAAGAGCAACAAGCTAGGTTGCAAGCAGGTCAAATAGATGCATTAGCAGGAGCAGGAACAAGAGGACTTATCGGAGGTTTAGGCAGAGTGGAAGATGGTAGTCAAGCAGTTTCTCAACAGATAGGAGCTGATTTAGATAAACAGCAAAAAGAAATAGACCAGTTAAGAGCGCAAGACGAAACTAGAATACAACGTATGCAAGAAGCTAGAGAACAAGCTGATATAGCAGGATTGTCTTCTCAATATCAAGCAGGTCAACAACAAATGTGGAGTGGTATAGGTGGTATGGCTCAAAGTGCTATGGCTGGATTAGGAGCTATGGGTCAAGGACAATCTCAAACTCAAGGTAGTCAAGTTTCAGCGCCAGGAGTTCAGCAAGTTGTATATAGAGACACAGGTAGTGGAACTAGGTATAATCAAACCTTTAATTAAGATATGGCTGTAGTAGGAAGAAAAGGAACATTTGCAACAGTACAAGCTCCTAGTGTAGACTTTGGTGCTATGACAGAAAGAGCTGTTGATAAGCAGTTAGCTAGAGAGGATGCTAGAAGAAAAGAAGCTGAGGCTAAGAAGTTAGCTCAAGCTAAAGCTGAAGATGCAGCTAAAAAAGCTAGAGCTGAAGAGATAAAAGGGGATATTAAAGCTGCAAAAGCGACAGGTAGAAGTTCTGTGGATATATCTAATAGAAGATTTGTAGACCAAGCTAGAGATAATGCTTACCAAGCAAAAAAGAAATACATAGAAACAGGAGACCCTAAATACAAGAAAGAATTTGACGACCAAGTTTATCAGGTTGAAAATCTAGCTAACTCTATAGATAGCATGAATACTCTTCTTACTAATGTGTCAGAGAATTACGACCAATATAACTCTAAATTTATGCCTGAATTTGAAAAGTTATTTACAGGTATTAATAAAGGTAATGTCAATGTAAGTACTAAGGATGGTCAAATGATGGTTACTACATATGATTTAGACCCTAATGGAGATGTTGTTGATATAAAAACACAAAGTATAACAGATATACTTCAAGAACCTATTAGAGCTTCTGAATATGAGTCTAAGAAGAAAGATTTTATGTCTTTAAATAAACCTGATGATGTTACAACTGTAAGTGGATGGAAGTCTACTAGAAAAAAAGAAGTTACAGATAGGCTTGAGGGTAGGATAGATGTTTTTGCTGATAAATTATCTAAAGACCCTAATGAATTTGCTGATTGGTATGTAGATGAGTATGGTTTAGAAGAGTATAACAAGAATAAAGGAAACTTTAAACAAGAAGATTTTGACAACTTTAAGACATCTATAAAAGAGGATATAAAAGAATCTTATCCTGTTTTTAAACAAGAAAGCGGAAGTCCTAGAACACCATCTGCTAAAACACCATCTAAAGAAATTGTAACGGTAACTAAGACACCAAAAACTTTAGGTGTATCTAGAACATATAATTTAGCAGAAAGTGATGATAATTATAGTTTAAGTCCTAATGCTCAATTCTTAAACTTTAAAGTAAAAGATAAAGGTAAGTTGAGTAATGTAGAATCTACTTCTGGAGAAAAAGCTTTAACTATAAACACTGTTTATTATGATAAAGGTAAAGTATACGTTAAGGTTTCTGAAGTAGAAACTGAAGGTATTACAGGTGGTGTCTCAGCACAATCTGGTGGTAGGGATAAGGTAACTCTATCTCAAAGAGACACTAGAAAGACTAGAAATGAGTACTTAATATCTGAAGACCAACCAGATAGGTTAGATGAAGCTTTAGCTTTGCTAGGACACGATAAAGATAGTGTTACTCTTCTGTTTTCAGGAGAAACCTCATCGCAAGAGAAACCATCTGCACAAGATTTAATAAACAAGTATAGACAATAATATATAATGGATAAAGAGTTAGAAGCAATAGTTCAAAGAATGATTGACGCTGGAGAGTCTGAAGAAAATATAGCTTTAGTTATAAAGAGTTATAAACCATTAAAAAAAAAAGAAGATTCAGAACCTACTTCTCAAGAAAATCAATTGGAATCTCAAGTACAACCTCAAAAGGAACAGGGTACATTGGATACAGACGCTCAAAAGAAGGTATCGGCATCGGATATTTCTACTGGAGAAGTAAATAATATTGTTTATTTAAGTGATGAAGAGTTAGGAATAGCTCCAATCGAATATGAGTACAAGCCTGTCTTAGATGAGATGGGCGAACAAGTTTATTATACTGACAAGGAGTCAGGTCAATTAAAACCAGCTCAACAAAAAGTATTAAAGGGATATGCTTCTGAATCCGAGTATGAAAAAGCTAGATTTGATGCATTAGAAGAAAGAGCTACAGGAAAAGCTCCTTCTAAGGATTATGAAAATTACTTAGTTGCTACAGATATAACTCAAGACGATAAAGATAATATTGAACTTGAAATACAAGATGAACTAGCAGGTGATACATTAGGTGAGCAAATTAAAAGTGGATGGAATACTTTTGCTGATACAATTACTACTATTGGTACTTTCGGTAGTGAAACAAAAGCTCCTGAGTTCCTTAGAGCTAACGAATATCCATATCAAAAACAATCAGACCAAGCTAAATCAGAATTAATAAAAGAATCTGATGGAGATGAAAATAAGGTGACTGATGAGATGATAGAGGAAAGAACTCTTGATATTGTTAGAAAAGAAAAAGAAAATGCTTTAAAGGCTGATAAAAATAGAGAATACTTAAAGGGATTATCTGAAGAAGATAGAAAAGCTTTAAACATTGAAGGTGTTGAGAAATATAAAAGCATAACTGATAGAAATAAATATCTATTAACTAAAGCTAAGTTAGCTGAAGGTAAAATTAAATCAACCCAAAGAAAGAAAGTAAAAGCAGAGGAGATAATTAAGAGTCCTGAAAATTTCACATTCGATAAAGATGTTGAAATGGCTGTATTAGAGAATGGTAAAAAAGTTCCTGTTACAGTATTAAATGAATATGCTAAAATAATAAAAGAATCTAACGAACAAGCTAATGAGCTTAATGATTTAGCTAACGATTATATAACTAATAATGAAAAATTAGGTTCAGTAGAGGAAGAGGTTGATTATTTAGGTAGAATATATGATACTTCTGAAAAAGTAAAATCAATAGTAAGACAAGGTGGTGGTGATTTTTATGTTAACACTGTATATGGATTACCTTTATTTATGGATGAAGTTATTGGTGGTAATATTATTGAATCAGAAGAAAGTAGAGAAGAGGCTATTCAGAAGACAAAAGAGTGGGAGGAAGCTAAAGAGCTTGAGAAAAGTAGACTATATAAAGATGTAGATTTCAATAATCTATCTGTAGATAATGTAGGTGAATTTATAACTCAAGAATTATCAACTCAAGCACCTATTTTTATTCAAATGGCTTTACCTGGAGGTGTCGCTTCTTTAGGTGCTACTTCTACAGGAGATAAGTATTCTGATATGATTTTAGAGGAAAGGTTGCAAGGTAAAAAGTATTCTAAGGGAGAAAAATTAACTGCATCTTTAGGTTTTGGATTATCTGAAGCTTTCTTAGGGTCTTTACCAACTAAAAATATATTTTCTCGCTCTATAAATGCAATGAGTAAACAAGGTAAGAGAGAGTTGTTTAAGTCAGGTGTAAGTTCTTTTTATAATAAAGCTAAAGGAAATGTTAAAGATATTGTAAAAGAGGGTTTAACTGAATCAATAACAGAAGGTTTGACTCAAGTAACTCAAAATGCTATAGATATAGGTGTATTAGATAAAAAAGATGTATCTATATTTGATGGAGTAGACCATGCTATGTTTTCTGGAGGACTTATTGGTGCTGGAATAAGGGTTGCTCCTGCTGTTACTGGAGTTATAATGAAGCCTTTTGCTAACACTTCTGAAAGGAATCAAGTAACGGAAAATGTCAAGAAAATATTTGATTTACAAGAGAAGTTGAATAGTGGTACTTTAGATGTTGAAGCTAGAAAGCAAGTAGAGGGTTACATTAAAACTCTTGAGTCTGAAAATATATCTATAATAGAGGGTATAGAGAAAAAGGTGAAAAATATATCAGAAGAATCTTTTGAGGCTGTCAAGGATATAACTAAAAAACAAAGTACAATTCAAGCTGAAGCAGAAAAAGTAAAAAGTAATACTACTTTAGACAACGAAACAAAATCTGAAATACTTAAAGGCTTAGAGTCTGAGTTTAATTCTCTTGAAACTAAAAGGTTAAAAATAATATCTAAAGATGCTACAGTTTTAGATGCTTTACCTGATAACGAAGTAGTTAGATTACAAGATAAGGCTAGTAGAGAGTTGTCTAAAGAAATGAAAGATAAGGGGGTTGAAAACTTTAATCTTACAGAAGAACAAATTAATGAACGTGCAATAGAAATTTATAATAATCAAAAACAAGTTAAACAAAATGAAAAAGAATTATCAGAACAACAAAGACAGGCAACCAGTGAAGAAATCATTGACGCAAAAGCCGATGAAAGTATTATCACAGAACCAAAAGACACAGAAACCGAAGTTCAAGAAGAAGTAGAGGTTGATGAGATTACAGAAAAAGATACCAAACAACAAGAGGAGCAAGAGGTTTTACGAGAGCAAGATGAAGCAAAAGTCGTTGATAGAAAGAAGAAAGAAAAAGCTGTAGTTAAAAAATCTAAAGCAGCAGTAAAGAATATAAAGAAAGGTAAAGTTGGAACTATAAATAAAAGGAATAATATTTTTATTCAAGTTGCTTCTATACCTTTTAAATCTATACCTGATTCTATGATAGATAAATATAATTCTATTATAGAACAATTAGGGTCTAGAAGAAAGGTGTTAGAACTAGAGAAAGACCCTGAGTTTAGGAATCAAGTTAGAGAAGTTATAGATGCTGTTAATGAAGAAAATCATACTATAGATTCTTTAAGGATTAGGCTTGATAATTTTGAAGGTAAAGATAAAGACTTCAATAAGACAGTTAACAATATGATAGAGTCTGGAATTATATCTGCAAAAGAAGGAGATATAATGAAGAGAAGAAAAGACAGTTTTATTGTTAAAGAACCTAGTGCTAGAAAAAAGAAAGAGACTAGAAGTTTGGAGACATCTTCTATTCAATCTAATTTACCTAAATTAAATACTAAGGGAGATTTAAGTAAACGTCAGGTTGATAATGTAAGAAAAATAAAATCAATATCTGACGCTGATTTAGTAGGTCTTTCTGATTTAGAAATCACAACATTAAACAGGGCTATAAATAATATTATAGATAATGATATTCATCCTGCTTCAATTCAAGATGTTTTAAGGACTGTTGAGGCTAATAGAGCTAAAAAGGAGATAAAAAGAGTATCACCTAAACTTGGAGCTAGATGGTGGAACATAAAAACTAATTTGAAAACTGGTATAAAGAACTTATTTGGAAAACCTATAAGTAAGGCTAAACAAAGAATAAAACAAGCTGATTTAGCTAGTATAGACACTCAACTAAATAATTTAAAAGATAAAACTGTATTTAAAACTGTATTCTCTAATCTTGCAAAAGCTAATTCTATTTTTGAAGCAAAGGCTTCTGACGTAGCTAATGTACTTAAAGGGGTTAGAGATAAATTAGGTAATCAAGATAAGCAAGTGGAATCTGGTATGAAAGTTACTATGTATATGATTGCTAAATATAAACAATCTAATCCAGAGGTTTCTTCTATTTTTAGTGTGCCAGAGTATGTGAAATCAACATTAAATCTACCTGACGGAAAACATATAAATCAAAAAACTAGAGATAAATTAAAAGAAGTTTTTGATTCATTTGTTGATAGTGGAGTAATAAAAGGTAATGAGGTTGATGTTGACACAATGTACAACTCTCTTAATTCAAAAGAAAAGAACGCTGTAATAAAAATAAGAGAACAATTAGATAAACAAGCTGATGAAGCTTATGATACTAATTTATATGATAGTCAAAACGCTTCTGTATTCCTTAAAGACTATTTCCCTTTAAATACGGTTGGCACTGACTTCAATAAAGACCTTAAAGACAAGATGAATCAGTTTTCTAATCCATCTTTTAAATCTAAAAACTTACAAGAATTAACAGCAACAAAAGCTCACCCTATATCTTTTAACCCTTTCAGTACTGCTTACAATTCTATTAGAGGTACGATGTTTCAAGATGCGTTCTTACATGAGAGTAGAGTTAAGAATAAAATGTTTAACGACTTACTTAAAGATGAAAGTTTATCTTCTAAGGAACGAGGTGTTATATCTGATATAAAAGAAGTTTATGATAATCAGTTAGAATCTATGGTTAACAGAAATTTTAATACTGATGAAACAGGTCAGATACTAAATGAAGCTGCATCTTATATAGCTAAAACTGGATATAGAGTTATGTTGGCTGGAGGAGTTAGAGCAGGAGTTGAATTTGTATCTAATATGTTTGCTATAGTGGCTTCTCATGGAGATGTTGTTATGGATGGATTTAATGCTATAACAGAAATAACAGGCGGTAAATTTTTTAATAAAAGCAAAGAACTTAGAGATTTTCTAACAAATGCAGGTGCATCTCAAATAGATAGATTTACAAGTCCTACTCTTGAAAAGGTTGGTAGAGTTGATTTTGAGTTAGGTAAAGCTGTAAAAGATATTGGTCAAAGTAATTTAGATTCCACTTCTAAAAAGATATTGAAAGGTCTTTATAAAAGAACAGGAACTAAATTTATAACAGATAGTGTAGCTAAGTTACATGACACTTTAATTTCTGCTCCAGATACAGTAACGGCATTACCTGTTTGGATGGGTAGATTTGTTGATGAGTTCAAAAAGAAGACAGGAGAAAAGCCTGATTTAGATAAGATAACTAATAATGATAGAGAGTATTTTGATAAATACCATGAAGCTATAAATCATGCTTCTACAGAAGCTAATAAACATACAAAAAGACTTGCTTCATCTAGAAACAAATTTGAAGGAGAAGTTGCTGTTGATGGTAATAGTGTTTACCAAGCATATAAAAGGTTTAATGGGTTCTTCAGGAGTTTCCTTAGAAATGAATTTATATCTATGAAAGAAGCTGTACATGACCTTGTTTTAGGAGGAGAAATGACTAGAAGTGAAGCTGCTAGATTGTTAGGTGGTGTATTAGCTAGGCAAGTTTTCTATACAGGAGCAATGCAGTATTTCGGAGGTTTAGTTTATGGGGGTATAGCTTCTGCTATGGGATATGAAAAAGATGATGAGGTGATTAACCAAGAAGATATAGATAATGCTAAGACAAAAGAAATGAAAGAATTGTTGTCTAATATGAGAGGTTTAATTAAAGATATGGAGAAGGATTACCCTGATTTATTTAAAATAAAAGAAGACCCTAATGCTATAGAGACAACTGGTAATGCCTTATTAAGCACACTAACAGGTATAATGACTGGTACAGGTGGTAACGCTCAAAACTTCTTTTGGAATCAAATGGCAGAAATGGCTAATTATCATTATGGAGAAAGTGTAACTAGAGATGAAGGCGAGGAGTATAATAGATTTGACAATGGTTTATATAGAACATTATTTCCTGTCGATGAAGAATTTGACCCTAAAGATTTAAGAGAAGGTGTTACTAAGAGTGCTTTAGGTGCTTACTCTCCTTTTATTGATGCAACAACTAGAGGTAATACTTTTGATATAGCAGGTACTTTAGGATTAGTTCCAATGTATAAAGATATGAAATCATTGAAAAACCAACTTAAATATAAAACAGTAAGAGGTTCTAAATCTTGGTATGTAGATAAATTAGACTTAACATTATCTGAAGGAATAAAAAGACTGTTAGGAGATGAAGGTATTAGTTTAAATGAAATGAAAGAACAACTTAGAGAACAAGGTGTGAAAGAAAAGGATATAGATAGGATGTCTAAGAATATGATGAAACTCGCTAAGAATTATGGTATATTAATTAAAGAAGAGGGGAATTAAACCCCTCTGTTTTTATTCGAAAATACAAACCATTACTTTCGAAAATAACAATAAAACATATTGTATTTACTGGTGTTATGCAGTGGTTTGTATATATACTAGTTAGCCACAAAAACCGCAATGTGGGCATTTATCGGCTGGCTCATACCATTTATCGCACTCATCACATTGCCATGTAGCTTTACTATTTTGCGGTTTCAGTTCGCTTCGCTGGCTAACAATGTGTTTATGTAATGCTGGTTCTGTGCTCGCATCAGCATCCTGCAAATAGTCATGTAAAAATAATAAAGCTTTATATGCGCTTAAATTATCTGTGTAACACTTCTTAAAGTATTCGGTATTGCCAAATATTTGTTCATCTGTGTAGGTGTAGTCTGCACTTCTAATACCTACCATTATTAAATAATCTTCAAATGTTAGTTTCATATCTTTATTATTTTTATTCTCACGTATTAAGTTTAGTGCTGTATTGCCGCACTACACAAACACCCAACGTTACCTGTAATAAAAATTACTTATCATCGGCAAAGTTTAGTAAATGCCAGTTAGCTTCCGAGCCAACTATTCTAATTTCATCGCTTGTCCAATCTTCATTCCTACCAACACAAACACCTTTAAATGTTTCTTTAGTTAAGGAGCAAGTTGTCTCTTGTGCCATAACCAGAGTTCCTTGACTCTCATAAACTTTGCCCTTTAATATAACTTTTCTGCTTTTTTCAAGTTTATAAGGCATTTTAAAATCTTCTTTTTTCATTGTCGTAATTTTAAAAGCAGGTAACAATGTGTATAATCTATTGCTATTTACTGCTTGGTTAATGTTTATTTTTTGTTTAATTAATTCTTTTTTTTAATCCGATAGTTTTCGCTTGTTTACACGCAACATATCATATACTTGTCCGTTAGCAAACATTTAGAAGGTCTGCTTCTTTTTGGAATGTGTTTTTCATTTCCTCAATCTTGTTGTTTAATTCAATTAAAATTTGATGATATTCGGCTTGTTTATTACCTACTTGTTGGTCTGCAAACTTCAATTTAGAATAAGCATCTTCTTGGTATTCATAAGCTATTTTTAATTCAGTTTTTAATTTATTAGCCTCTGTTCTTACTTGGCTAATTTCTTGTTGTATTTTATCAAATTTTTTAAAGTCCATAATAAAACGTTTGCTAACAATGTATAACAAGCATTGTTAGTCTTTTTTAAGTTAGTATTTGTTTAATTTTAAAATTATTCAATATTTGCGGTCTAATAGCTCAACGCTTGTTATACTCAACGTTACCTGCAATACTACGTTAGTTGTATATTTTTGAAGATGTGTGCTATTACATCTACTGTCCAACCATCACCTAATATACAAGCCGATTCGTTCTGTGTTAATGTATCTGTATATCCTTCTGGTACAGTTTGGCATTTTTCACGCTCTCTATTGTTCATATATCTAACACCATCATAAATACTTAAATCCATACCACTAATTAACAGGTCAATTTCTTTGGCACTTTTACCTTTAAAGTTTTTATCAAAATGCTCTTTTATGTTATCAAAATGCTCTTTACTTTTAAAAATTAGAGTAGTAAACCCAGTGTTAAAATATCTGTGGCACATTTTAATAGGTGTGCTTAATGGTCTAGAGTCGCTTTCCAATAAAGTTCTTGCTTTTATTCTATCAGAATACCCATTAATTAAAGCATCGTTCAATTCTAATCCTAAATCTTTAGGTTGCTCTACGTTTGGTATGTTAGTCCAGTACAATCTATGTCTTAAATGTGGTGCTAACTTTTCCGAGTTTATCACAATAGGTTCACAACCTAAAACTTCAGTAATAAAGTCTTGATGTTCTTTTTTCATTCTTACATTTTCAAGCAAAAAGTATTTAGGTTTAGTTTCTTTCAATAATCTAACATATTCAAAAAACAAACCACTTTTTTCACCTTTAACACCTAACCTTTCTTTATTAGCTCCACTAAAATCTTGACAAGGGCTACCACCAATAAGCAAATCTATTTTAGGTAAATCGACGGCTTTTATTTTTGTTATATCACCTAACCTATTAACAATATCTTGTGGGTAGTTTTTGTTAGCTACTTCAATAGCGTATTCTTTTATTTCGCTACTATAATAATTAGTAACAGGTACATTAGCTTTTTCTAAAGCAATTCTACCACAACTCATTCCATCAAATAAACTTAATACATTCATATTTTTATAATTTTTATTTTGTTCTTAAATCCGTACAGCAGGTAACAACGTATAAAGTGCATTAAAACGCACCTTATACAATACCGTTATAGGCTAAAATCAAAAACATTAACCCCTTTATTTCCATTGCTCTCTGTAATAGTATATCCTGGTTTTGTACTCCATCCTCCGTATTCAGAATAAGAATTACCTGTAAACAAACTAGCACAAACTTGTCTCCTACAATCTATAGAATCATCTGAAATCATTTTAAAATTAGATAGTTGTTTTGCATTTAGTTTAGCTATTCTACTATGTAAGTGACCTTCCATTATAAAGTTAAAATAACCTTTCTCTCCATACTCCCAACATAATTCCTCTGTGCTCTTACTTTTTGTATAACCATGATGACCATGATTCAATATGTAACACACATCATCAACTATATGTTTTATGATTGAAGTACTGAACTCTACATTGTATCCTAATAGTTTTAATCCCCAAGAAATCAATTCAGCAGCACCACCTTCAGTATCCTCATCTTTAGAACTTGTTACTCTATCGTGATTACCAGCTACTATTTTTATAGTATCAAGGTTATTTATTCTATCTAAAAAATGCTTCTTAAATAACTCTACAAACAACTTAATAGCGGATACTCCAAACATACCTTTATCTAATCCTTTCCAACTGTTTTTATGATTTAAACCAGTGAAACTTTCTATTAAATCCCCTAATATGTGTATATGCACATTTGAATATGAAAACCTATTGATTCCATAGGCTGCTGTTTCAAGCATATCACATAATATACTTATATTGAAGTCAGGGGTATTTTTCATAGCTGATATATAAGCTCCGAAATGAAAGTCTGTCAATGTTATAACACCCTGTCCTCTTCCTGGAGTACTTATATCTCTCTTAGGGTTCAGTGTATTTAATTGTCTTTCTAGTTCACCTATATAATCAAAGTCATCTCCATTCAAAGAGTTTTCTTTAAATAGAATATTGTAAAACGGAGTTCCTGTATGACTTACAAGTTTATAATTCTTAACATCTTCTCTAGGTAATTTATAATGAGAGCAATACTCATCAATATCCATCATATACCCATTATCATTCCATGCAGACAAAACAAAAGGAACTTCTTTATTGTGTTTCAATGGCTTACTTGTTTTTTTGCCACTTCTAGAATCTAATATAAACTGCCATTGCTCTTCTGTTATTTTGTATCTAGCATTCTTTCTTTTTCTTTCATTAGGCTTAACCTTTAATCCAAGTAGTTCAGCTTCGTGTTTTTTTAGCCATCTTGTAGATTTCTTACTCATCTTCTTGTTTTTTAAATGTTTTTAACATAAAGCACAATGGGAATGCTTCTTTATCTAAGTAACCATTAACATCTTCAACTTCTCCATTTATATCGTAAAACTTATCGTTTATTTTAGTTATTACATGGTCTGAATTATAGTAATACTCTCCTCCGAAAACATCACTTAAAACTAAATGAAACTTCCAACATCCAAAAGATTCTGGTTCGTATCTGCCAAATGTATCATTAATCTTTTCTATAAAAGAAATAACTCTATTATGAATATCTTTAGCTCTACCTATCCTAACTTTCTCTTCTAAAGCTAAATCAATAAGATTGTCACAATTAAAGTTAATACCTTTCCTATCTTCATCCATTAAGCATTCATAAAGCCTTGTGGTATGGTGATTTAATTTGTCTGAGACCTTATTAATTCTTTTAACTCTATCAGAGCCGAGTTCACTTAAATTCTTTTGTCTGTTGGCATTCATTATTTTAGTTTTGATAATATGATTAGTAATACTTTGTCGCACTCTTTTTGAGTATGAGGCATATAAAGATGATAGTCTAGTTTGTTTTCTAATATATATTTCTTAAACAATTTATACCTCATATTAAACTCCGAAGTACGAAAACCTTTTGTTTCTATTATAAACTTAGTTTCACCTATTGTAATAACGAAATCAGGGGTGTATTCAATCTTTCTTACAGATTTTCCACTACCCCTGTCTACCATGTCACCCTTACCATTCGATTGTCTTTCGTATGATTCGTTTTTAAATTTAAAACCACTTACTACTACAAACTTTTCTTGCTCATATGTGAACTTTACCCCAGATTTTTTAAGTATTTTATACATATGACCTTCAAGCCTACTTTTAAACTTAATACCGTCTACAGTTTGCTTTTTAGATTTTATTAATCTTCGGTCTGATTTATTTCTTCTTTTATAACTCACATACCAAAGATAGTATTTTTTTTATTATAAATCAGAAAAATATACAAAATTTTAATTTAATAATTTATTTGCTACGTTGCTACAGTTAGTAACTATTAAGTTGTTGTTTGTTTCTATTATTATTATTTGATTCATCACGTTAATTTTTTTATTGCGTTTTCTGTTAGTATGAAATCTATATCTGCTGTTTCATTGAACAACTCTTCTATAGTTTTATTTTTGCTTTCATATACTTTTAACATTTGTATATCTATTTCATTCATAGGTATATTTTTAAACAAAACCTTTTCCCTTGCTATTCCATGTTTAAAGAATGTATCAGTATCTTTTATTAATTCCTCTTCGTCAATAATATTTCCCTCTTCATCACAAGGAATAAACATTTCTAGTTTTAAAGGTTGTTTTAGGAGTCTAGCGTATTTAATATTTTTAGACCTTTCTAAAATCTTTTGCTCGTCTATTGTGTTGTTATGTAATTCTTCCCTAGATAATTTATCTAGAATAGGTGTTAATACATAATCTGTCATTGATATTAGTTTCATAGTTCTATTTGTTTAATGTGTTTATATCTATTGCTAAACCTTTTGAAATAAGTCCGAATACGTCGAAATGATGTTGTAATAACAATTGCATTGTACTGTATGTTATTTCACCTAAATCACCTACAATAACCCATCTTAAATCTCCGCTTGCATATTCTTGTATCATTTCATAAATATCACAACAACTTTTTAAATCCGATAATGGTCTTAGTATTGGTTTGAATTTTTTTGTATGCACGTATATTTCGTTTATGTAAATAGCATTATTTATCTTTTTTAAACTACGCATTTTTATTTTTTTATTTTCTTCATTAGTTTTTAATACCTCTAAATCATAAGGTAAATAAGGTGCTAAGTGTTTTAATTCTAGTTTCATAATCTATTATTTAGTATTTCGTTTGCTTTTCCTGTTAGTTTCATTATTTATTTATTTTTAGTTAACAAAGTATAAACTACATTAAAACGATAGTTTATACGGTAGTTATATACAAGTGGCTTGCTGTTTAAAGTTTCGACCATTTTGCCGATGTTGGGAATATGGTTAATCGCAGTAAACACTATACCTAACAAGCCACCAGATATATAACTACCGTTTAACAAATCTTAAACCAAGCCCATTTAAAAAAGCATACTACACCCATTGCGAATATTACATACACTCCTAGCATTAAAAAAAAGCTCAACCATCTAAATAGTTTATAATATATTCTTTTCATTATTTTCTTAATCGTTTTTGCCATTTAGCAATTTTCTTTTCACATTGTTGTTTTGTGTATTTCATAATTCTATTTAATTAATTTTATAATAACATTACTCCATTTCCCTAATCTAACTTCTTTATTAACTAAGAAGTCAATTCTTTTAGTATATCTCTTATTCATTTTATCTCTAACAATCCACACCCCATCGTACTTCCCTGCTCCACTAACCATTACTTTAGATTTATTTGGAAATCTACTTAGTAAATCTCTAGATACAGCTATTATTCTATGCTTATATGGATTTTTAAGGTCTATTTTAAACATAAAAGCAGTATGCTGAACGTCTGTGTTACATTGTTCTGGAACAGCGTTGTAAACTGTTGCTATAACTTTCTCTGTTTGAGCGTTGATTGTGGAGACACAAAACATAAATATTAGTAATACTCTCATACCTAAAAACTTTTTAATCCAAATCTTAATCTATTTCTAATTGATTTCTTCTCTTCACTTTCTCTATCAGATAAATCATATTCTAAAGATTTCAGTTCTATGTTAAGCAGCTTCTTAGCTTGAGATTGAACGTAATATAAATCACAAACATAAACAAAAGGTAAATTATTAAATAAATCTGTTTTATCAGAATCATTTATTACAGATATTTGATAATCTCCCTTAGTTAAATCAAGTATATCATACTTATTTCCATCTCTAACAAATTTAAATGAGTGATATAAAATCTCCTCTCTATCGTCAATTAATTGTTGTACTGGTAATATCTTTCTAGCTTCTTCAAATTTTTCTTTAGTCATAATTTATCTTATTTAATCCAAATGTAGTTAATTATTTTTTACTGTGCAAGTTTTTTTTTAAAATGGAACATCCAAATCATCTACATCTCCAGGAAAAGCAACCTTCTCAATAATAGGAGCTTCAAAAGCATCTGCTATATTTTCTATAGGCTTTACTTTATGGTTTATATATTCTGATTCAGATATTTCTTTTATTGAATTATCTTTAACTGATAACGGATTTCTATAATATTGTCTAGTTACAGTTCCATTCTGATTAAACACAGGAGCAGATAAATCAAACCAATACTTTTGATAGTATAACTCTATGTAGTGGTCATCAGGAGTTATGTTACATCCTAATTTTTTAGAACGAACCTTATCTATCTTCATCTCTGTTTTATTAGCATCTACAGCTCCTTTATCTCTATCAAACACAATAGAAACATCAGCTTTATTTGCAAAAACACCAAACTCTCCATCAGTTGTATTAGGCATACCCTTCTCTCTTTGTTTACCTATTCTTGGGTGTTGAGAAATCCATACTGAACAATAGCTTTTTCTAAAATTTATTATATTTCTAGAAGCTGTTATTGCTTCTGAATAATCCCAATTATCTTGGTTTTCTCTTGGTGCTACAGAATTTATAGGGTCTATAAATAAAGCATAAATATCATATTTTATATAAAAAGCTTTAGCTACTTGCAAAGCTTTATCCACGCTTCTAACATCTTTCAAGAATATAAAGTGTTCCTCAATAAACGCTCTACCCTCATCATGTCTCTTTTTGTCGTTATTTTTTACTTCTTTAGGGTTGTCGTTTAAATAAAATGATAAAGCTGTCTCTGCATAATCATCTTCACTATTTTCAGCAGCAAATATTAACCACTTTAAACCATGAAGTTTAGAGCCTAGTACTTGTAAAAATTGTGTAACTGTGGTTTTTCCTATATTAGTTCCAGCCGTTATAGTATAAAGAGACCTTTTTCTATATCTAAAGAACTCATCAACTCTTGACATATTAGTTTTAAGTCCTATCTCTATCTTGCCATCATACCAATCATCTACTACACCCCATATTTCAGAATAAGGAACTGCATAGTTATCTAACTCATCCTCTTTTATTTCCTCTCCTTCTACATCTGTTTTAACTTCTACAGTAACACCATAACCTAATTTATACAAAGACTTTGCAGCTAATTTAAAATCTCCACCATGTTCTAATACACAATAAACTGCTGACTTCTTATATCTAGTTTCTGGCTCAAAGTCTGTAGATGTGCTAAATACAGAGAATCTTTCTTTGTCAAGCTCATAGTACCCAGAATGCTTAGCATCTGAACTTCCAGGTCTAAGTAACATAACTCTGTCACCACTTCTTCTAACTTCTTTCCATCCATTATTAATTAATAACCCAATAGTATCTTCTGAAGAAACCTTCTCATCATAATCATCAAAGGCAGTTTTAATTGTAGCATTACTTACTACAACCTCTTTCCTATCATCTCTATAAGTATTATAAGAGCGAGCTAAAGACATTAAGAAATCTCTATCTAATTTAGATATGTAATTAACTGTAGATATTCTACCTTGAATAAAAGAGTATCCATTAGAAGGATATATTAAAACATAACCTCCAACACCTCTAGTTTCTAGTAGGACTTTTACTTTTTCTCCTTTCTCTTTCTCTTCGTTCGTAGCTTCTCTTCTAGCTAATTTAGCATTACCATCTTCTAAATCTTTACATTTGTAAAACCAATGATAACCTCCATTAACAGTAGTTTGAATAACCATCTTTTTGTATAACTCTTGTGAATAAGATTTAACTTCCTCAATGTAAGATTCGTAAAGACCTCCTTCAATATCATACTTTAAATCAAAGTCTATACATTCTAAATCATCTCCAGTTGCTATAGCTATACCTTCTACATGACTAAGCCTTTGGACTTCTTTAATATCAACTCCATCTTTCCAACTTCCAACTATTGGTTGTTTTTTATTGTTAGTTGGTACAAGTTTTAAACCTTGATTTAATCCTGATATTATTTTACTTTTTAAGTTCATGGGCTATTTTTTGTTTTTTTCTTCATTAACAGTGTAATGCATCATCTTACTGACATCATATTGTTTTTTTACAGGAGCAGAATGTTCTGAATTATAAACATCAACCCACCATTCTCTTTTATCTGCTCTAAGAAAGAACTCAGGAGTTATACTTCTGTATTTAGAATCTTTATGCCAATCAGATTTACAAGCAGCTTCTATAGCTTTTCTAATGTCAGGTATATAAATATTAATTAAGTCTTCTTCAGAAACATCTTCAATGAATTTATTCCATGCTAAAACTACCTTCTTATTTTTAATTGTAACACTGCTTCTTTGATTTACAAACTTCTCTTTTAATCCGTTGAACATTTTTAAATATCTCTCTAATAAATCTTGTCTAACTGCTTCGTTTTTCTTCTTTGATTTATTAATATTAGTATTAATAGTATTATTGGGTGCAATTTTTGCACTACCCTTTGTCAAATTTTGCACTACCCCTAGTTCATTTTTTGCACTACCTCCGTTCATTTTTTGCACTACCAATTTAGTTACAGAATATTTATTGTAAGTAACACCATAATTAACCACTTGATTCTTTTTTATAAAACCAAAATCAACTAGTTTTTTTATAGTTTTTATAGCTGTGTTTCTAGAGCAGTTTAAAGTATCTTTGATGTAATTTATACTACCTGTAAATTCACTATTTCCATCTTGAGAAAATCCGTATATTATAGCGAAAACAATGAGTTCATTACCTTTTAATTCCAACTCATTAATCATCCATCCTTGAATGGTGATGTAGTTTGTATTTTTCATATCCGACAGTTTATAAGAACAAAAAACCTCTAGATTTCAAGCGTATTGTCGGACTGGCTCTCCATCTAAAGGTTGTGTAAATATTTTTAAAAGACTGTTAATTTGTCCGACCAAAAATAACAAATCTACAGCAAAGATACAAAAAAATCTACTTATCTTTTTTGCTATGCTTCAAAACTTTATCAACAATACCATTTACAGATTTAGAATCTTCATTATAAGCCATAAAATATCTTTGATGTTTAATAATATCACCAACCTTATAGCTTTTAGTCATCATTTCTATAAAGTCAAAATGTTCTCCAGATAAATTAGAAAAACTATTATTAGATTCATAGCTTTCTACAATATCATAATCTTTTTCAAACCTCTGTAATTCTTTAATTGTTTTGTTTAAAAGGTTTTTTAGTTTTTGTTTAGGAGAATGTATCCTTTTCATTTCCTCTAAATAATGTAATGTTATTTGAGAGCTTATAAGGAAACAAGATACTATTCTAAGTTTCTCTTTTTTAGTCGTATTTTTCGTTTAATAAATCATTTAATGATTCTTTAAGTTCCTTATTTTCTTGAACTAAAATCTTATTGTTTTGTTTTAATTTCTTATTATCATCTACAAGACGATTATTAAGTATAACTTGGGTATCATATAACCTTTTATGTTTTCTATATCTACCCTCATAACTCTCAAATTCTTTTTTACCATTTAATTTATATAAAGCCTCATCTCTTTCAGATGTAAGTACTCCAATCTCTCTTTTTAAACTTCTCAGAACAGATACAAGTTTAGCTACTGTTTCGTCTTTAGAGTACTTTTTATAACTATTCATTAACATTCTATCGTTGTATCCTCCCATAATTTAATATTTAAAGTTAACGTAAATTAAATCCCACAACCAGAACAAGACTATTCCAATTATTGATGATGGTGGAATATACTCTATTCCTTCATCTTTTAAAATTTTGTAATTAACATGAGATATTCTAATACCTATAACTAAGTATATAGCAATCACAATGTAAAACAATAAATCTCTAACTATATCCATAATTTCTATTTTAATATTTTACTAAAATCAGGCTCTCTGAAATTCTTACTCTTTAATATCTTGCCTAATGGTTTTCTAGGGTCATAAGCACCATTCTCTCCGTTTATAACAGGTTTTCCGTTGTCATCTAGTTTACTCATGTTAGAAGAATATATCTCGTTAAAAATAGCTTCTATCTTATCTTCTAATCCATGATGAACTATAGTGCCACATAGTACAAATAATTGGTCTCCAAGTGCATCTGCTATATCATCTAAACATTCAGCATCCATATATTCTTCATTCTCTTCTTTCATTAGGTTATATCTAAGGTCAAAAGGAGGAGCGTACATATCATCTACACTAACATTAAATGCTTTATTAAATTCTTTTAATTTATCTGTATATTGTTTCATATTTATCTATATTTTCTTTATACCATTCTTGGTATTCATAATAATATTCTTTACTTCCTATCATATTTTTAATCTTTAAACTCATCAAAAGAAGTCCAATCATTCTCAACGCAAACCAAAACTAAGTAACCAATTAAGTCAGATACATCGTTCTTTTGTAATGTTTCATTATTCTTTACTCTAGCTAATTTATCATCAAGTCTTTGTCCTACTTTGCATTTACCTTGAAATATATTCAATGGTTCTAAAGCAGCATTACCATACTTTAAGTTTTTATACTCTAATAAGTCAGACATAGAGTTTGTTATTTTTTTAAATTTACTTTTCATGCTTCTATCATATTTAAAATTGAATTAGCTCTAAGTAGAAATAAATCTTTAGACTTTTCATCTAGGTTATTAAATCTATCTGTAATACTGTATAATCTATTTTGTTCTTTTACTTTTATAACTCTATCTAATCTCCTTTTGATATTGTTTTTATCTCTTTTTAAATCCAAATACTTAGATTTTAGTTCCTCAAATTCAATCATAGAAAACATCTCACTTTCTTCTTTTGACGGCTTCATTTGATTGTACCTCTCATAAATAATATAAGATTTCTTGTCGTAAATAGGAAGCATAGGGAAAATTTTATTCAAAGAATAAACTACTGTAGCGTGGTCTCTATTCATAGATTTACCTATAATTGGCGTAGATAATCCTGTCTCATCTTTAGCTATCTGATAATAAATAGCTCTAGCATAAACATAATCTCTAGTTTTATTTTTCTTTGATATATCTTTTATTCCAAACTCCCTTTCTATATATTTCTTGATATAACTAAGAATATACATAGTTTTACCGTTTTTTTTATCTAAACTCATAATTTTATTTTTCTAATGATTCTCTAGTTAATTTATATAACCTAAATACCTCTTTCCAAACATTAAACTCATTGAATTTTTGCCTATTGTATTTTCTATCTGATTTACTTTTATCTATTCTAAGATAAGTGTCTTTTTTATTACCACTAGAAGTAAGGTCTTTGTCTAAATACAATCTCTTAATGTAAAACTCCCTCCATGCAAATGCTTCAGGAACGTAAGCTATACCTTTTTTAATACAAAACCTAGCATTCTCTAGCTCTTCTAAAACAGGAGAATATATTTCTCTTTTTTTATACCTACTCATCAAACTCTACTTTATCAAAATTTACACAAGGTCTAGCATCATCTCTCAAAAACAACATAACATAATTCTTATCCCAAATAATTCTAGCGTCGTTTTTAAAGCGATTTACATAAGTTCGGTATGTTGATATAAAAAAGTTTTTAGAGTTGTTTAAAATCCTCTCTGCGCCTTTCTGACCTATCCCTTTTATACCTCCAACATTATCAGAGCTATCGCCTTTTAACATCTGAATGTAAAAGTTATACTTTGATTCTTCTTTAGATACATCTGATACCTCACCAAATCTATTGTAATACAAATCATAATAAGTTAACTCTTTTGTCTTGTAGTCTTTATCATTTGCTGCAACAATAACTTCAGTAAAAGGAAATTCGTTGTTTAAATAGTTGAGTGTGGAGACAACAGAATCATCCGTTTCTTCAAGGTAAGATAAATAAGGATTATAAGTTTCTATTATATACTCTTTAATCTCTTTAAAATTAGCAGGTAAAGGTTTTCCTTTTCTATTTGCTTTGTAGGTGTGATTTAATATTCTTCTAAAAGACTTACTTCCTGGAGCTTCTAAGAAAACTCTATAGTGAGATGCATCTGTTTCTTCTACAATCTGAGATATTATTCCATCTATTCTATCTTTATATTCCCCTAAATCCTCCATCGCCTTATAACAAAGAGAATCAGCATCTATCAAAACTACTCTTTCCATATTTAATACTTTATAAAAGTAAAAGGGCTATTACACCCTCTTACTTTAGATTAACAAATAAATTACTTAATTATAGCTATACCTTTAGCTTCTTCAGGTGATATACCTAACTCTGTTATTTGAACTTCTGTTAATTCAAATTGTTCTCTAAGTTGTTTCAACCCTTTGTTTCTATTAACACTATCTAAAACAGTTTTGATTTTAGCTATATCTGTAACTTTCTTTTTAGTTTTAGGAGCTTCAGATTGAGGTGTAGATTGTTTCTTTAAACCAAACTCCTCTTTCATTTGATTAACATATTTATTATCATCGTAATACCCCATAAACACATCAGCATTGAATCCAAGTTTACTTAGAGCTTTAGTTGTCATATCAGTATCTATCTTCTTCATAAAGTCATCGTCAACTTTTAAATGACCTTTAGATGTCTTGTATGATACTTTTATAGATGAATTAACAGGGAATTTTCTCTCTGAATTATTATCAGGGTACTTAAATACAGCAGATGCTAAACACAACTTAGTTTCCCCTACATCAATAAATTCTCTAGTAATATCATATAACCCCCAAGTAGAGCCATACATCCCCCATTTATTAGTGGCTTCTTTTATTTGGCTGATAGCATTAATAGCCGTAATATTCATAGCTCCTAGTTTTGCATTTTTAGTTTTACTAGGGTCTGTTTTCTCTACGCTATTCCAAAAGTTTAAATTATCTTTATTTTCACTCATATCTCAATGCTCATTAAAATAATTCTTCTTCTTCCTCTTCCACTACATTCTCATAACTTGAGTTTAATTTTTCAACTTTCCAAGCAGATGTCTTATAAAAAGAAGCTTCACCACTACCATCTCTTTTTTGATAGGTACTCTTCTTTAAATTAAAATGAACTGTAACTTCATCACCTATATTGTTTTTACTAGCAAAATCCCTAGCCATATCAATATATTCTCCGTTTTTAAAGAACTCAAATAATCCTATTTGTGGATAACTTTCATTTTGAGGATTGCTTTCTGTAACCTCAAACTCTACATTAGCCCATTCTCCTGAAGCAGACTCTCCAGTTCTAGGTTCTTTAATTTCTGTAATTCTTCCTGTGAATTGTAATTCCATAGTTTCTATTATATTTAATTATTAATTGTTTACAAATTTAGTTTAAAAAATGTTAATAACCAAGATTAAATTGGTAAATGTGCGCTTCTTAATTTATTTCTACGAATATCCATTTTCAATCTCTTTATTTATAAGGGTTAAACATTGGGTTTGTATATATACTAGTTAGTTGTAATTTATTTCTTAACCCAACGTAGTTCTGTACCTCTCCGTAAATGAACAAATTTAAGTTCATAACCTTTATTCATCATTTCTTCCATTTCCTTAATCTCGTTCAGTTGTCTATCACTAAACTTTTGTTCATTTCCTTCTGCATCTTTTATGGTTACATACTGCTTTGCAAACTCATAAAAACTACACCTAACATCAGGTATAGTGCATTGTTCTTTCTTTGTATCAGGCTTACTCTCCACAACATCGGCTATACCCAAATTTTTAACTTTATTCATTGCTTTAAGCATAGTATCAATTGTATCTGTGTCGTAAACATAGGCTACGTCACAGCCACATATTTCGCTTAGTATGTTCATGTACTTTTTATGGTTTATTTCTGTAATCATTTCTTTTTTATTAAGTCGTTAAAATTTCTGTGCATAGCCGTGAGCGTTGTAAAACATTAAAACGATTTTACAACACGGTATATAAATAATAAATAATACTAAAACTTCCATTCAACAATCATAAATTGCGTCCAATATCCTAAAAAGTAAAACCTATTTCTTACTCGCCAAATCCATCTAAACAATGAACCATACCCAGCATCCCCAATGTGTTTTCTAAAATTTAATGTTATTGTTTTCATATCCGTAAATTTTAAATTTCATATAACAGTACCGTTGATTGTGGAATAAAATCTATTTAATAAATCTTCATGACCATTCTCTTTAATAAAATCTTTCAGCAGGTTGTAATTAGATTCACTCTTCATATCAGATTTAATTATATTAAATTGTTTCTTCATTATTTTATTGCTCTGCAATTGGCTTTGAATTTTATTTGCTTCACAGGAAGAACTACATTTATTTAACTTCTTGTGTAAATCCCTACCTCTTTTCTCATAATGGTTAAGTCTGTTTTTAGCTACTTCCATTAAAACTAAATCTAGCTTAGTACCTACAATAGAGTTAATGTCATCTATAGATAAGAAATCTCTACTTAAAATCTCTTTACTTATTTCATTTAAAATATTTTCCTTACTCATATAATCTAATCTTTTAAATTAACTTTACCATAAACTTTATTTAAGTGATTGTATTTTTCTTCAGAAGCTTTTTTAATTGCTTCAATATACTCTTTTTTAGAACCATTAACAATAATTTCTAATGGTATATCTAATGTTATTTTTATCGTTGCCATGTTTTTTTTATTTTTAAAATGGTAATTTTCCTATCTTAGGTTTTACTAAATGATTTCTTAATTTAGTTAAAGAATAAAATTTTCTATTTATATAATACCCTAAACATCTATTTTTATACTGTTGTTTTATTTCTCTGCTAGTTTTCGTATTGAAACATCTTTTACATTTTGTA